GTACCACTGTTAAGTGCTACTGCGTTAGAGCCAATTGATAATACATCATCCTCAGCAATACCACCATCTCCAGCACCATAAGTTGCTCTAAATACAATTTCGTTAGTTCCTGTACCAGAGTTATAATCTGCTGTAAATGTAGCATCAGTACCACCACCTGCTTGTGAGTTAGTTACTGTTACTTGTGGTGTTCCTGTGATGTCAACTCTTTCGTTAAATCTTACTCTAACGTCAATGTTTCCACCAGCAGCTTCACCAATTGATGTTGTTACAAATTCTATTTCAGTAATATTTGCTGAACCCATATTTGTAGCTAATCCACCGATTGCTACTAACACTTCAGGATCTGCATTTGGATTACCATTACCTGATAATATTGAGCCTGCTTCTCTTACCCAACCTTGAGCGGTTGCATAGACTTCTTTTTTTTCTTCGTCTGTAAGATTTTTAGGCTTTATATCGTTTCCCCATAAAGACATATATCTCTCCTTAAATTAGTAATTGTTATATAACAGTACTATTTATAAGATTAAAAACCTAGTTTTTTAAGTTTAGATATAGTATTTGATGTGTTTGTGTGATGAATACCAGTACCACCTGCTTGTGTAAATTCTCTTATGTTTTTTTCATAGTCATCAATTAAGATAGCAGGATTACCTCTTTTGGCAAAGAGTTTCTTTTCTTTTCTTCGTACTAGATTGATTTTTGAACGATTTGACATTCCAGCATTTCTTCTTAGCCATTCAGTTTTGCCAGGAATACAGTTAGGATCAAACGACTCTTCTACGTATGCTGATAGTATATGTGGATCAAATTTTGATAAGTAAGACCAGAGTTGTTTGCCACCAGGCATCCAAGGAAGAGTTGACCAAAAGTCTTTTTTAGATTTAATCAATCCCCATTTTTCTTTTGAAGATGGTATATTCATCCATTTGTTAATGGACATACCAGTTGTTTTTTGAGCACCTGTTTTAAAATCTGCAAGTACTCCATCCATATCGCAATATATGATAGGTTTAGTCATAGTGTTTTCCTTATACTATTATACTATCATATAATAGTGCTTTTGTCAATTGACAAAATGTCGCAACTAGATAGGTTTTGCTGACGGTTCAAGGTCTATAACTGCAGCTTTTTGACCTGTATCTGTCTTACCATTGTTCCCAAGTCTAACTAGTTTAGTTTCTTGTCTTAACTTGTCAAATGGTTTCTTTTGATCTGTCTTCTTCATAGCAGCGTCTTTTTTATCTTGGTTGATTTTCTCACCATGATCGTCCTGATTTACTGCTTCATTTTTAGGTACACAATTAGGGACACGTTTGCCACCTTTCATTTTGTAACCTTGTTGTTTATGAGAATCCCAACACGCTTCAGCAGTTAATCCACAAGGTTCAACTTCTTCACTTGTTGCTTTTGAAATTGCTTTTCTTCTTTTATGTAGATACTTATCAGATGAATCTGTATCGCCATCGTTGTCAATGTCTTTATCTTTTCTATCATCAAACTTTTTCTTAACAGCATCTTTGTTTACTGGATCTAATTTACTTTCAACAAGTTTACTTGCTACATCTTCTAGTGATCCTTTTTTACTTTCAAAGTATTTCTTTTCTACTGATAATTTTACGTCTGATACTGGTTTTGAAATAGCAGCTTGTTCAGAAGCAATTGTATTAATCTTATCCTCTAAGCTATCTTTTCTTGTATCAAAATATTTTTTGTTCATTACTTTTTGCTCCTTACTTTCGCTGCTAAATCTTTATCTGCTTTACCCCAAGTACCAGATGATTTAGTTACGAAACTGTTAACTCTTGCCATAGCCCATTGTTGAGGTGTAGTGCCTGGTCTATGACCACCTTTCCATGCAGCCATACCTCTATCGTAAACTTTCTTTAAGATAGAATAAGGCATACCTGTTTTTTCTGCTTTGTTTTTTACAGCAGTAATCGCTTCAATAAGAGATTTTGCTGGGTGTACTTGTTCTTTTTTCATTTTACTTCTTAACTGATCCATTTTCATTTGTATGGTCTCTATATCATTTTTAGTTATAGCCATAGGTGTTTTGTCTTTAGGTTCACCTGGATCTAAATCTTTTAATTTAGTTTGTAATGACATTTGACGTGTTCTCAATTTCGCCATATTCTCAGCGTCTTTAGAAGCGTCCTCTACTAATTTTGAAATATGAGGTATGTTTGCCTGTCTAATTGCCAACTGTGTAGGTATATCTAATCGTTTAATCATTGCCTTAACAGCAGGTGTAACGTCTGAAGCTTTCTTACCTTGCCAAGTCTTCTTTATATTCTGAATTTGTTGAGGTGTCATTTTACTTTGATAAAAATCACCAACATTTTCTTTCATATGATAACCTTTGCCACCACAATGGTCACAACCTTTACCTTTACATTTAGGACACTCAAACTTTTCTTCTTTTTGCATTCCTTTTATATCAGGTCCGTTATCTTTTGCCCACTTAATATTTCCCTTTAACGTATCTTGTGTAACGGATACTTCAGAATTACCTTGTGTTCTTAATTCTTTTGCTCTCTTTTCAGCAGAGTCTTTTGTTTTAAAAGGTGACGCATATCTTTTACCGTCTTTACCTCTCCATCTAGCAACGTAAACAGTTGTAAACTCATTTAGAGATTCGTAATCCCATCCACTTCTATATCTTGTTACCATTTTTTGCAACTCCAATATCTTGCTTTCCATTTAGGTCCTGGATTATCACAGTTATGTCTTGCTCTGAAGCTTCTTCTTCTTGCAGGATTATCTCTTTTAATTTCCATATTAGGATCACCAAATGATACTTTGACTATGTTGTCGTTAGGTCCTTTTGTGTAAACATAAAACTTTTTAGAACCACCTCTAACAGGTTTGTTCAAAGTAACTTTTTTACCTTGATGTTCTGCTTCTGTAATTTGTGATGGGAAAATTCCCCACTCGTCTGCTTCTTCTTTCATAAAGTCTTTAAACGTTAACTTAAAGCCTTCAGTAGCACCTAAATCTTTTCTCATTTCTGCTTTAGATTTGTTGTACTTTCTTTGAAATTCCTCTGGATCTAATCCGCCTTCGTCCTTAGATTTAAGGTCTATTGCGATATCCTTCATTCTTCCTTCTTGCATATTTGTGTTGGTGTCAATCACTTTATTGAACATTTTATTGTATGTTTCTTCAATTTTAGATTGCCACTCTTCCCCATATCTTTCCTTATATTTATTAATAGTTTCTTCTTTACTTGCCCATTCTTCTATATCTTTTAGCTCAACTTTTTTATTATCTGTCATGCTTATATCCTTACTTGCGTTAACATTAATTAAATTATCACTATGTTTACTTGGACTATAAGAACCGCCTTGATACTTAGGATTGTAGTGTTTTTCGCCTGGTGTTATTGAAGATGTATATTTTGCCCAATCATGTCCTATTTCATAGGCTTCTGGTATACCATCTGTATTAAATTCATTACCTCTATGTTGAGGTTCTTTTTCTGATTTTGTCTTCAATTCTCCATACATTTGTTTGAAACGTTTTGTATGTTTACTAGGTTTTGTTTTTGCTACTTTGTCAGCAGGTGATTGTTTATAAGCAGACTTGTCACTATCTGATTTTTTACCTTGTTTTTCTAGGTGTCTATCATGTGCCTTTTTCTCTTTGTCTGATAATCCTGCAACGTATTTTTTAGGTTGATCTGTTTCTTTATCATACGCTAATTTTCTTTTCTCTTTTAAGTTCATTGATCGTTTCTCCAACTTAATTGAATAGACAGGAGTTTCCATAATATTATATAACCAACATTTGTGTAGGCTCATCTCCTCGTCTTCCAAGGTAACATAGTTTGTTCCTCTTCTTACAATGACACCAGTTACATTATTCTCCATATCGTCAACTATATCTCCTACATCATATAAATGCTCTGAAATATATTTGTCCCTTAATGTCATTTTATCTAACTCCTCTTTTGTTGAGGCAGTTATAAATGGTTTAAATCTAAATGCACTATCAGCGTCAAACGAAGCCGCTAACATCATTCCTTTTCTTACATTTCTAAATAAGTCTTGTGCATTTTTTGAGTTAGCAAAACCAGACGGCAGTCCTTTTTTGAAACTTGCAAAGTCTTTTGATTTTGCAGCCGCTCTCATTTTACTAGCACTCATTCCCGTAGCACCTTCAGCGTCAGGATCTCTTTCTCCTGCTGAAGCTACAGATATACTATCAAAGTCATATAGACCATGACGGCTCTTAACGCCGTTATATTTTTTTAAGATAGTATCAAATTCTCTTACTCTATCACTACCTGCAACCATCGTTATGTTTGAGTAACCTCTTTTATGTAAATCAGTTACAATATCCAATATCATGTTTGATGGATTAAGTAGTATGTTTCTGCTATGTCTAGGAAACATTTGTTTCATTGTTGCTAACTTAACTCTAGCATTCAATGGGTTTTTAGATGTGTCTTCAGATTTACTTAAATAAATTCTGTAATCATCTGTTCTTTGTTGTGCCACTTTGTTAATAAGTTTTTCGTGTCCTATTGTAGGTGGATTAAATCGGCCAAAGGTAAATGCAATTGATCTACCCTTGGCCTCTTTTATTTTTGATAATGATTTCAGTTCGTCTGGTGATATTTTACCGTCTTCCATAATCTCTTTCAACTTTTTGAAAAATTTGAGATAATGATACTTTTCTAACATTTTATAAATCACATTTTTGGGAAGTCGGTTCTTTACACCAAACTTTCTGATTTCGTCTGGTGACATATCTGTACTAAAAGCATCCTTTCGGTCTGCAATAGTTTTGTCACCAATATCAATTAGAGTGTTAATAGAAGATTTAATTTCGTCTAACTTTTTAGAAACTAAACTTGACAAGTTTTTTATGTCGTTACCTGTTAAGTCTTTTAGTTCCTCATAATCAATCATATCTCGTATAAGTTCACCTTTAACAACATCTATTTCAGAAACACGCTTCTGAAAATCCGTAACGTATTTTTCAGGTTCAAAGGTGCCAGGTTCTGGTTTTTTGATCCACTTGTTAGAGTCGATATCAAAAGTACCATCAGCCATGTCCCTTGCCTTATTAAATGTTACAGGATCTATGATGGAAAAGTAGTTGATAGGATGCTGTGTGCCTGGTATATTTTTACCATTTATCTGTCCTTGATATTCTCTAATCTCATCATGTACCTTTTCTTGTTCTTCTTTTGAACCAGGTATATTAAATAAGATATTAATGTCAAGGTCTGCATCAGCTCTATATTGTTTTGTAAGTATTGAACCAATTAAGGTATACTTAACTACTTTACCAAATTTCTCAAATGTCTTTATACCATCTAATACTAATTTTTTTACTGATGGTTTTAATACTGGATTAGGAGTATCTGCTTTATCAAATACACCTTTTGCATACGTTTGTCTTGGTATGTCAATTATAGACTCTTTTAAAAAATCTTTAAATCTCATATTCTTTTACGTGCCTCTAATTCTTTTTTCATCCATTGTTTTGCAATATAATTTTGTACAGGTGTTCTCATAAATCTTCTTACCATTTTACCAACTCTATTCATTGTGAGTGTAACAAGTTCTAAATCAGACTTATTGTTATCTACAACTAAAAAATTATTTAAACCAAATAGTCTTTGAAATTTACCAATGTTATTTTGCACACCTTCCCAACTTGACTTTGTAATATATTCAGGAATAGTTCTTTCACGTCTAGCGTTTCTTGCTAACGCTACATCTAACGTTGTATTTACAAATACCATATAACAATCATAACCCATTTGCTTTAGCATACTGTGTTGTCTGGCAATCATATCATAATCTCTTCCTGTGCTATCAACTACTAAACCAAGTCTTCCTTCTACATATTTATTTAACTGTGAGATAGCAGTTCTTTTGGCTGCATTTCGTAAAATGTTTCTAAAATATGTTTCTTCATCTGGCATACTTAAAGATAAGTTTGCTTGTTTTAAATTTCTTTCAAATGATGTATCAGAATTTACAACTTTTAATCCTGTACCTGAAAATGTACTTTGAGTAACAAATGTTTTACCTGAACCAGGACCACCAGCAAGAAAAAATGCTTTAAATATTCCTGGGTCGTAAACACCCTCTGCTAAATGTTGTATAAAACTATTTACTTTCATTTTCTATTCTTCTTATAATTTCGTTAGCAGTATCTTCAGGTGTACCACCCTCTGCTTTTATTTCTAAAAATCCTGGTTTCTTTCTTAAATATTCTATTACAGGACCTGTTTCTTTTTTATATAATTCTATTCTATTACCTATAATCTCTTTCGTATCATCTGCTCTACCTCTTGCAAGTAATCTTCTCATTACTTCTTCGGTACTTACATCTAAAAATACTGCATAGTCATAACCTATTTCTGCTTTTTCCATATCTTCAACTTGTTGCATATATCTTGGCCATCCATCAAGTACATAACCTTTAGGACTTTCTTCAACTTTTTTACTAATTAAATCTAATACTATTTGATTAGGAACAAACTCACCTTTTGATACTATATCTTTTGCAATCTGTCCTATTTCTGAACCTTTTTCAATTTCTTTTCTTAACATACCGCCTGGATAGATATGTGTAATATCAAAGTGTTTAATTAAGTATTCTGTATAGGTTGATTTACCTGAACCAGGTCCACCTAACATAATAATTCTCATTCTACCTAATTGTTCAAATATAAAATCTCTAAAACTTTTCATTATCTACTAATTTCTTCCCAATCCATAGAAGCATACACATCTTGCGTATCAGTACCACTAGACATTAAAAGAGTTATAGGTTCTGCTACACCCGTAAATGTATTTCTTTCTAATTGAAATTTAAATAACGCTTCTTTAAGAATATTAGTAGCTGCACTAGATTGATTATTAGAAGCCATAAAACCACTAGCTAATATTCTACCTGTACCTAGTGTATAAGCTGTTCCTGAAATTGAATATTCAACAGATGAATTAGTGCCAGCTGAAGTCCAACTTGTTGTAACTGTTCCTCCAGCTGCGACTTGCCAATTATAAAAAATACCATTTCCTGTTCCTAAAATAGATAAAGCAGTAAGAATAGCAGCTGCGTCTAATCTTGTTGACTTTAATCGTATAGAAACAACAGGATAAAAAGTACCAGCAGTAGTTAATTCATAAGGAGAAGTAATTACTGTACCAACTGCTTGTTGTAAACCTCTTAATTGATAACCACCTTCACTCATAACACTAGAACAAACTTGTTTTAGTGTTGCTGTGGTGCTGTCACCCAATTCTGTCTGTTGTTTAATTTCTATTCTTAAAGGTAAAGAAGCTGTAGTAATATATGTTCCTGTTACTAAATTTGCGTGATGAAAAGCGTGAGCAACTACAAATCTACCATTAATAACAAAACCTACTCTTACGGTTCCTATACCTAACCATTCTAAATCTATATATTGAATTTGTGCTTTTGTTAAATCTAAAGTATAGCCTGTTGTACCTGTGCCATCTAATTTATCTACATTCCAATCTGCTTGAGCAATTTTACTTTCTACAACTGAACCTGATACTTTACTTCTTTCTACTATATAAACATCTGTACCATCTTGTTCTAAATAGATACCATTGTCTGTTCCAAAATATCCTATTCTTTGTCTTAATCCAGTTTTAGCAGCATTAAATACAAAAGAATTTAAAATTAACAATGATTTACCAGGTTGATAAGTCATTACTTTTTTTGTTTCTCTAATAATTTCATCATTAGCATTATCGCCAACTGTTAAATCTACTAGACCCTCATTTATTTGAAAGGTTGATGAAGCGTCACCTGTAATATCTTCATTCCATAAATCATTATCAGAAAATCTATGTGAGGAATCAAATAGTGTTAGTGGTGATGATATTCTTTGTCTACCAAAAGCGTCTGTATTAGTTTCTGCTGAGCTTGATTGACTGATACTTGATATTGTAACAGGAAATGGATTTGTTTGTGTTACAACATTACCGTCATTTGTTGCTATCATTGGTACTTCAAAGACCGTTTTATCGTGGCCTCTAGGTCCAAATTCTTGTGTGTCTTTTCTAAAATTTGCCATTATCCTTTAATCCAATTCTTTGCTAATGTAAAGTTTGCTGTACTAAACTCTAATCTATCTACTAATTTAACGGCGTTGCCCATTCTATCTACAGCAACATAACCTTCTGGATTTGTTACTTCAAATCCATTACCTTTTTGTAAAAAAGTTCCTATTGATTTAATTTGATTCATTTTACTTACAAGATAATTTTTAACTTTTTGTAAAGTTACATAACTTGCAATTGCAAAATATATTTCATTATCATATCTATCAATAAATTTTAAACCATCATCTCTTATTGTTTTGTATTTACTTTTTGCAGCTTCTGTTTTTTTACTTGACATCTCATCATCTAAAACTGAAGCATAGTACTTTCTAAAATCTGATTGTAATCCTTTTACATTACTAATAGTTTGACCTTCTCTTATTTTTGTATTGAAGAAAATCTTTAATCTTGCACCAACTGATAACATATTTGTTTGTCTTTTTAACAAATCTAAAATAACTTTACCTTTTGAAATTGATCCCATTGCCATTCTTAACATATTATCGTACTGATCACTTTCAGCAGTTGTAAATGTAGCAACACCAGATGAGTCTTTGTAACTTGCGTCATCAAAGAATACTGCTGGCGTCTTTGTAAAACGATTTACATTGACGCCAAAGCTTGCTTTTAGGTTAGACATCTTTCGGCCATTGTAAGTAGTGTGAAAGATAATGCCTAACTTAGCTCTTTTAATTCTTCTAGCAAGATCAGTATTTTCTGGAACAGCGTATGTTATAGTGTTTGGTGTAAATGCGATAGCATCTTCACCTCGTATAGATACCGACTTAATATCTCCTGATGTAAATAACAAGTCACCTTGTACAACACCTCGTATACCAAGTTTAGGTAATTCTTTTAAACAGATTGATAATTTATCTACTAAACCACCAGAGTGATTTCTTCTTATATCTGCTTGTGTGTAATTGATTTTAGGAGTTACGTTGAATACTGATTTTGATCCAACAAAGAATTTGCCGTTTTCAGGATTGATACCACAGAATACTGCTGGTGCACCATCCCATTTAACGGATACGTTTAATTTTCTACGTGATGAACCTACTAGCATATTTCTTAATGATTTAAGAAATTCTACTGCGTTAAGGCCACCTTGGTAACCGTTATTAATAATTTCGTCTTCTAAATGTTCTAAATGAGTATTTTTTGCCTCATTAAGATATTGTTTAAAACTATACATTTTTCTCCCACTATTCCCATTATATCAAAAAATTACGCCTTTGTCAAGCGAAAAATCACTATATCCCATTAATAAATCACTACTTACTAGACTATTTATACTAATAAAGTTTGCCGAACGGCCCGAAAGGAAATACACTACGTCCTATCTTCTGGCATAAGAAGATTAAATCTGTCATATACTCATGGATCTCATCTTTTTTAAACTTTGAAACCATGTGTAGGAATCGTAATTGTAGTAGTTTGTTATTAGCAATCCAAGGTGTTCTACCCTCAAATGCTATTCTCATATTCTTTGTAAAATCTTTAGGCATGATCTTTGTTTCTATAGGTATGCCTTTTTGTTTCATATTTGTAACAAATTCTTCGTACATAACTTGCCACATCTTTGCTTGTTTATTAAAGTCACTTATATCTTGTGGTTCTTTTTTTGCGTCATTTAAAAATTGTGATCTGTATGGTTTGCCAGCAGTTAATTTTCTAACTAGTTCTAAAGGTGCCTTACCTAATCTTGCAGCCTCACCTTTACCCGTACCTTCTATTTTTAAATTAGATAACCTTGATGTTGTATTGCCTTTAACTTGAAACTTTGCTATTTCTGTACCTCTAATACCTAAAGTCAATACAGAATCTTGTGTTGTAAAACCAGCATTCTTTTTTATACCATATGTAGATAGATCAAACTTAACTTTTAAAAGTTTGTAATCAAACTCACCTTTTTTATTTTCTACTGCTTTAAAAAACTTATCATCTAAATTAACTTCTTGGTACTTTGCTTGATTGCCTGAAATTAATTTTAAAGAAAGACCTATAACTTTTCTTTCTTTGTATAACTTTCTCATTATCTGATTAAGTTCTTCTATAGTTTGTGTGCCTTTAGGTCCTTCTATTTCTTTTAATATGATTTGTCTATTGACTTCTTTTTTATCAATCAACCATATATCAGCAGGATTGTATGAGTCTTTATTTGATATGCTAAAATAATCTCTAATCGTTTTCATAAACCACATCATAAAACCATCTTTATCATCTCTATCAAAGACGGTAAATTTTGCGTTAGAAAACTCTCTTAATATTCTTTCGTTTTGTTTAACAAAAGTTTCAAACCAGTTTTTTTCTATCTTTTGTGAAAAGGGTATCTTGTAATGAAATAATTGTTTTTTGTCTTTAACAAATATTTCTTTTAGTTCTTTTACGGTATCTTTATCGTTAACTATATCTTTTACTGAATTAAATTTTTTATTATTTTGAAATGATTGCTTACAGATAGCGGCAGTAGCCTTCTCCTGCATTGCTGTAAATTCAGCGTCTTTTACGTTAATACCATTTAGAATTGCCATACATATATTTATGCACGGCTTCTACCTCTAGTTCTAGCAGGAGAATTATAATTTGTTTTACCTTGATCTAACATCTTCTCTTTTTCACCTCTACAATCAAAGAAAGGTGGGAACCCGAATATGCCAAACGTTTTGGATTTATTCTGAAACTTTGTTAACTGCTTAACATCTTCCTCAAAGAAAGACTCTTTTAACACAAGTTTACTAGGCATTTCAACGCAACGCCAAAGTATTTCATTTTTTACTTTGACCATTTCAGTTTTATAGTATATTGATGGTTTTCTTTTTCTCATATTTTAAAATCCGAAAATTTATCATAAACCTCAGCAGATTGTGGGCCTGATGGTTTTTCAATCTTCTCCTTACTTTCTTGGTTACTATCTACAATCTGTTGAGCAGATTGTTCTACATCATACAATCTCATCTTACTTCTATCTACACCTATTATAAATGCACGATTGACAGCAGGATCATTATAACGATTCTTTAATTGTTTAACTTTGATTTGACCTAGTTCTTCTAATTCTTCATTTGATATTAGAGCAAACATAAAGTCAGCAGTTGCAGGAAGACCAAATGATTCTGAAGTATCTTCAAGTCCTACGTCACTTGATAGATAACCAGTTCTAGTTGTTTGTGTAGCAGATACAATAGGTACATTATATTGTACTGCAAGACCTCTTAATTCTTCAGCGATAGATTTAACCATAGTATAGGAGTTAATATTGCCACCTTTAAATCTACTACTAGTACATATATTCAAATAATCAATGAATATTAAATCAGGTTTAAATGCTTTCTTTAGGGCAAGTTCATCTAGCAAAGATTTAAAATGACCTGCGTGAGCAGACGCCGTAGGATATTCTTTGATAATTAATTGACCATTGGTTTTGTTTTGCATTTTAGATGTTTTATTATCGTATATTTCTTTTGGCATTTCATAAAGATCATCAATAGTTACATCTAATAAGTTAGCGTCAATCCTTTCTGCGATACGTTCTTCAGCCATTTCTAAAGTTATATACAATACATTTTTACCTTCCGATATAACACTACTTGCAACATGACACATAAACAAAGATTTACCAACACCTGTGCCTGCAAGAGCAATGTTTAAAGTTTTAGGTGGTAGGCCACCTTTTGTAATTCTATTGAAGTATGAAAGATCAAACTTTAATCTTGCTTCAGTTCTATGGTAATATTCAAATCGGTCCTCTGCCTGATTTAGATAATCATGCCCTATATGTCTATCAAACGAAACGCCAAGCGCTTCTGATAGGATACTAGGTATCGCTTCTGGTGTATGTTTCTTATCTTTACCATCTATGATTTTGATACCTTGTAATACTGCATTATACACAGCACGATCTTTACAAAACTTTTCTGTTGTATCTAACAACCATTGTTGTTCAACTTCTTCATGTTGTAAACTGTTTAATAATAATTTTGTATTTTTAAATTCGTCTTCGGTAAGAGTCTTATCGTTTGACAATTCAATTTCAATTGCTTCTTTTGTAGGGAGATTATTATACTTGACAACAAAATCACTTATGATATTAAATATAGTAACCTCATCTCTATTTCTAAAGAAGTCAGGTTTAATAAATGGTAATGTTTTTCTTGTAAAGTCTTCGTTAAAGACTAGGTTGGATAAAAGTGTCTTCTCAAACATAATGTAGATAACTCCCTATAATATACTTTGGTTGATTGATTGGTTTCTGTCCTGCGTGTCTAAATGTCCACAATGGTGGGAATACGAGCACCTTACCTGCCTCTGGTTTAACTGATATATCATAATCAGGAAATGTTGTTTCGCCGCCATCATTGTTATTTAAATACATAAAAAAAACTAAAAATCTTCTAGCACTATTATAGTTAGTCACATCTACATGTGTTTGGAATTCATCTTCATTGTTAGGTTCATACTTCTTAAATCTTATCTGTTCAAAGCCAAACTTTTCTGGCCATTGTTTTAATGAGTCTATATTAACATCTTTTACATATTTGTCAACAACCTGTCTTAATTTAGGAAAGATTAAATCTGAATACTCTTTCCAGTCTGAAAACATGTTAAGATTAATTTCTGTAAATGACATATGACCTTTTAAATTTGTTTTGGATTGTTGATGTTGCGAATCTTCAAACTTATCTATAAGGTGTTGACATTGATCCTTTTTAAGTACATTTTTATATGTACATATGTAATCACTTTTGAAACTTAATTTGACCATTCTCTAATTGTTTTTCTACGACCTCTATTAATATATCACCTATGTAATTTCTAAAATCTTCACTTGTAGTATCAACATCATTAGGATTCTTCTTAATATCATAATCAAACTTTAAAGGCAACTCACCTTGAGCATTTTCTTCCGAGGCAAACTTTACATGACCATATGTGTATATGATGTCTTTATAAGGGCCCTCTACAATCTTTATACAACTATAATCATCAACATCACGTTGAGCAAAGACGTATCTATTCTGTGCCATAGAGGAATTCTTTTTTGGCTGCCTCGTCAATTTGAGCGAGAACATCTTTAGTAAAGAATTTATCAGGTTCATTATTGATAGTTTTAGCATATTGTTTTGATCCATCAGGTAGTTCTAT